CCATAACTTCTTTTTGTGATTTAGCATATTCTATAACATCATCACAAAATTTAGGTGTTAATACACCACTAAAATACCAATAGTAATTAGATATATTCATAAGTTATTGTTTGTACAAAATTCAAACTATCTTTTTGATTATTAGTTATGTAATACATATTAGTTGATGGAAACATAATAAATTTATTATTTGTAAGTGGCATATCCCAAGATCTACCTTTACGTCTATTGTCTTCATAATGTATTTTGACCATACAGTCTTTGACTTTTACACCATAGAGTAATGTATAATCTGGAGAGTTACGTAAATCTACCGGATCTATATTTAATAATGGAATTGTAGTCTCTTGAGGTTTATAAATATTTCCCCACGTTTCTTTGTTAATTAAACTAAAATTATATTCAAGACCAACGTGATCTCTCATATATGTATTTAACATATCCCAAGTTCGTGAGAATGGAAAATCTTTGTTTTGAATTACTGATTGTAAAATGTCGCCTGATAATTTATCTCGGTCAATGTCCCAATCTTTAGGCATCGCCACATCACCGTAATATAAAGCTTGCTCTGTTAATACTTTCTTCTGCATACCACCACCATTTTTAATTTATGCTTTACTGTCTGTCAAGTCCCAAGTTGTATTTGTTTCATTCCAGGCATAATACCATTTGTGAGTATCAGCTGTATTTTGTGATTCTTGTTCAGCTGTTAATGCTGGAGCATCACCGATTGGTGATTGCCATCTAGCTTCTGAATTATTTTTTACCCAAGATGCGTGAGGTTTTTTAGGCCAAAAAATTTGATCATCTTCGTCCCAAGTGTAACCTATACCTGCGTAATTACCTCTTAAAGGTGTTCCACCATCTTTGTGTTGACCACCAGCTGTATTGTAAGATGTTTGAATCCACATTTGTGCAGGCCAGTTGTTGTGTGTTTCTAAATATTGTTGACCTACTGTTTCATCTTCAACACCATCAGCGTTTAACATCTTATCATTATCCATAGTTAACACTTGAATAACTTTTCCGTTTGATCCTAGTTTTGCAAAATGTGCCATAATATTTCTCCTTATATATTATTTGTTGGTAATTGGCAATATCTTAAAATTAAAAGAAATTGCAATTCTTTTTTCAACAGCTGTATTTTTAGTCACAAAATGATCTAAAGTCGAGGGAAATAATAGTATATCTCCTGCTTTAGGTTTAGACCACCAACGTTTATATTGGTTATATTTGTTAATAGGCCATTGAAATACAATATCTCCAGAATCTTTTGGAACCTGTAGATAATAAACTCCAGAGTAATCTGGAGAATTTTTTATATCAAAACAATCAACGTGATCGTGTGTATTAGTAGACTCATTATGTTCGTGAACTTGAGCCCAATAATTAATAAGTTCTAAATGTTGAGTATATCTAATGTAAAATTTATCTTGTATTATCTTTATTAATTCATCAAATACTTTACTTTTATTAATAATAAGATCTTCGTTTCTTGTATCACTAATGTCTTTTGATATTCTATTGTTTGTTTTAAATGAATGTAAACAATCTTTTTTTAAAGATTCAATATCTATATTACTAATATGATCGTGTATAAAAAATACACGATGTAAATCAATTTCTTTCATTACTGAAATTTATATCTAATAATCACAATACCACTACCACCAGCTCCTGTCGGTGCTGTAGCTGGAGAGGAATCAGTTCCACCACCACCTCCTCCAGTATTAGCAGTTGCTGCTATACCAGGATTATTAGTTTGATTTCCTCTTGCACCTCCACAAGTAGCTTGTCCTTGAGCAGGAACGGGTTGTCCTTCTGCTTGTCCACCGCCGCCGCCGGCTCTACCTGTTGGCGTTCCATTAATTGAACTTGTTGCTCCAGCTCCACCTGGACCACCTATAGTACCTGGACCATTTCCATTACCACCTACTGCAGTAGCTCCACCGCCACCGCCACCATAATTAGTATTTGGATGACCACCTTGACCACCAGGAAATCCTTGTGAAGGTGTTACTGGAGGTGTGTTTCCAGCTCCAAATGGTGCGCCTCCACTACAAGGTCCTTTACCACCACCACCGCCTGAACCTCCAGCTACACCTGCATTAGTACCATTACAAACATCACCGCCACCACCACCACCACCAGCTGCAGTTATTGTTGAAAAAACTGAATTGGATCCTGCATTTCCTTTAATACCTACACCAGTACCAGGAGGTGAAGCAGAAGGTCCACCACCACCTACACTAACTGAATAACATTGAACACTGACAGGTAAACCAGAACACGGAGTTGCTGCTAATGGACTAGCTGTATAAGGATCTGAAGAACATTTTCCTTCTCTATATCCACCAGCTCCTCCACCTCCACCACCACCATTTGAACTTCCTCCAGAAGCACCACCAGCTATTACAACATAAGAAACTTTATTAGAACCTTGTGCATTTCCTGCACTTGATACTGCAAAAGTTCCTGGTCCTGTAAATGTATGAACTTTAAAATTTGTACATACTGTTGTTATTGTTCCTCCAGTTGCAGCTACAAATTCTGGTCCCGGTGCTTCTGATTGTAAACCTGAATCTGTTACTAACCAACCTTGTGTTGAATCTACAAAAACTAATGTTACTGCAATACCTTCTACATCTAAAATTGAATTAGATGCCACACCACCAATTTTATCTGAACCATTTGGAACTAATATACAATTATTTGTATCAAAAGTTTCTGCATAATCTTTAACTGCAACAACAGCTCCTGCTGTTCCTGCTGGCAATGCTACATCAATTTCTCCTGAAGTTGTATTTACAAAATATCCTTCACCAGCAACTGCTGTAAAATCTCCTGTCTTAACTGTTGTTGTCCAAGAAGCTGAACCTGTTGCACCAAAGTTTGTCGCCGTACCTTGGTTATTAATTGTTGCACCACTAGGAATTGTGAACGTATCACCACTATCACCTAGGGTTACCGTTGTGCCTGATCGTGGGCTAATTTTATTTACTTTTATTTCACTCATAATTTTTACCTATTGAAATCTGTACCTTATCACAACTTTACCAGAACCACCAGTACCACCAGTGCCTGGACCTGATCCACCACCGCCACCTCCAGTGTTAACTGTTCCTGCTGTTCCGTTAGACACACCACCCGCATCTTTTCCACCACCGCCACCACCACCAAGTCCTCCTGGACCTGCATTATCTGGGCTTCCTGTTTGTATTCCTCCACCACCGCCACCACCAACTGCAACAGGAGATCCTGTAATTGAAATAGCTAAACCTGCACCACCAGCACCTTGACCAGAAGTTTGAGGATTAGCTCCATTTACACCAGTTGCCGTAAAACCACCACCGCCACCACCAGCGTGTGTGCCTGATTGAGGAGCACCTTTACCTCCATTGTTTCCTTGAGGGGGACTTACAGGAGGATTGTTTCCAACTCCAACTGTAGTGTCGGGAGCAGTTCCGCCTGGACCGTAAGTTGATCCACCACCAGATGCTCCGGGTTGACCATTTCTAACAGGTTGAGAACTTTCATTTCCTCCTCCACCACCGCCACCACCGGCTGATGTAATTGTTGAAAAAGTTGAAGAAGCACCATCATCTCCTTTATCTGTGGCTCCTCCACCAATTCCTCCACCGCCTCCAACAGTTATTGGATAAGCTGTAGAAGCTGTAAGTGTGAGTCCAGCGGGAGCTTTTAAAGGTGAGGGTGAACAATAACTAGTTGCAGAAAATCTCACTCCTCCTGCTCCACCGCCACCACCAGACGAAGTTGCTTTTCCTCCTGCTCCACCACCGCCTACTACTAAATAATCGGCAACATTAGGATTTCCTGATGGTCCTGGTGCTATTGTTGTTGTTGTAAAAGTTCCGGGGCCTGTAAAAGTATGAACTTTAAAATTTCCATCTTCTGTAATTGTACCACCTGTTGCTGCAATAAAAGGAGGGATACCTACTTCAGTATCTTCTGCATTTTGTACGTTAACCCAACCTTTTGTTCCGTCCACATAAACAAAAGTTGCTGCTTGACCATTGACATTTAATTGTACATCACCAGCATTTCCACCAATTTTTTCAGATCCATTTGGACTAACTGTTAAATTATATGTTGCAAAGTTTCTTGCATAATCAGAAAAAGCTACGATTGCTCCTGCTGATCCTGCAGGTAAGTTTGCAGTTATAGCACTGCTTTGATTTATAAAATATCCTTCACCACTAGCTGCAGTAAAAGTTGATGTTTTTATTGAACCGGTTTGCCAGTTTACTGACCCCTCTCTACCAAAACCTGTTTGTGTTGAACCAGATGCTAAAGTAACTGTACCACCACATCTACCTATTGTAACTGTTGAACCACAAACAACAACTGTATTACCAGATCCTGATCCGACCGTTGTTGTTGATCCACATTTTTTGATGATGTTTGAATCATCTGAAACTTTATTTATATTATCTACTTTAATTTTACTTGTCATAATTATTGAAATTTGTACCTTATTACTACTATACCTGAACCACCATTTCCACCAGCACTAGTTGCTGGACCACTAGCTCCACCTCCACCGCCACCACCGGTATTTGTTGTTCCTGCCACTCCTGCAGCTCCACCACCACCAGTTCCTCCTGGTTTAGACCCACCGTCTCCTGCACCGCCACCACCACCAGCTCTTGTAACTGAAGATCCTGTAATTGAAGTTGCTACACCATTACCACCTGGTCCACCTTGTCCAGGAGTATTACCATCAGCATTTCCACCAACAGCACCTGCACCACCCCCTCCACCAGATCCAGCATTACTAATTGTTTGTCCAGTACCACCATTATTTCCTTGAGCTGGACTAACAGGGGGACTATTTCCTGCTCCACCTGATTTATTAAAATGAGCTCCACCACCACCAGATCCACCTGAATTACCTGTACCTGCACCACTTGGGCTAGGTCCACCGCCACCACCACCACCACCGGTTGATATTATAGTTGAAAAAATTGAATTTGATCCGTTATTTCCAGGTGAAAAAGGAGCACCACTAGCAGCGCCTGCAGCTCCAACTGTTATTGGAAAAGCTGTTGCGGTAACTGTGACTCTGTTTGGAGAAGTAGGATAACCATCTAAAGGACTTGCTGTGTAAGGACTTGCTGGATTTTTAACTTCTCTAAAACCACCTGCACCTGCACCACCTGTTCTATCTCCTTGTGCACCGCCACCGCCACCTGCTACTACCATATAAGATACAAGATTATTTGGTGCACACGCACCACTAGCTAGATTCGTTACTGTAAAAGTTCCTGGTCCTGTGAACGTATGAATTTTACAATCTCCACATTCTGTTATAGTTCCACCAGTTGCTACAAGATTTGTATTTACTACATCATTTGTATTACCAGTAAATACTGATTGCCAACCTGTTGTTGCATCTATGTAAATTAATTGAATTGCTGAATTACTTTTTGATATTATAAGATTGTTTGTTGCACCATTTATTTTATGACTATTTCTGTTTATTGTAATATTGTTTGTTGATGCAGTGCTATTATAATCAGAAACACCAATTACATTACCCGCGCTAGCGCTTGATGGCAATGTTATTGCTACTGCTCCACCTGCTGTATTTACAAAATATCCTACCCCTGAAACTCCTGTAAAATCTCCTGTTTTAGGAGTTGTATCCCAAGATACTTCACCTGTAGAACCAAAACCTGTCTGTGATGCACCTGATGCTAAAGCTACAGTTCCACCACATCTACCTAAAGTTACAGTAGTTGCATCAGCAACAACAGTTTTACTTGCTCCACCACCAACTGTAAGTGTTGATCCTGATTGTTGTGTTATTGCATCTACTTCTATTTTTGACATTATACTATTACTAAAGTCCCTGTTACTGTTATAGTT